AATAGGTTTTAATTCTCTCGTCTGATACTGGGGTGATTGCGACACTACCTACATCATTAGTAGACGCTAGGTAAATACCGTCTAGCCCCCACCACATAGCCGCACCCTGTACATTGACAAAGGACATAGCGGAGTTAGTTTGAGTCGAGGAAACTTTCTTGACCGTATAGTCAATCGCGGAGAAACCAATTCCCTGCGATCCCGTGATCTGCCAAACACCAGTAGACGCAAAAACAAGAAGAGAGTTGTCTAGAGGCCAGAGTTTGTAGATAGTGCCTGCTTCCGGAATGGAGATAACCCCACCGTCAGTAGGTAATAGGTCTGGGGAATACTGAGAGGTTGGATCATTCTCTTGGTAACACCTACCTAACTGAGCGTCAGATTCTAGAATTTGAGAGAAGTAGACAAGCGAGTTGTAGTCGAAAGCGTTCACACCGGAGTAGAAGACCCTTCCCGCATGAAAGGCAGTCGTTGACGGTCGGTATATCCCAGAGGTCGTAACAGGAATATTTGGGATGTTAGTAACATTGGAACGATCTCGATAGAACTCTGAGAGAATAACAGACCCATTGGGGGCCGGAGAGTTCCCTCGGTCTAGATTATTTAGAATACCTGAGTTAATAGCAACGTCAGTAAGAAAGGACTCTACGCCGAAAGCATCGGGAGTCTTATACAACCACCACACTTCGTAATCACTCGGGTAAAACCCGGCCTTATTACGGTAGTCGTCCATGTGATTGGACCAACCCTGGTTGTAGAGGTTATACCGTTCTGCGTCAGTAATAGACCCTTTACGAAGTTTATTCGGTCGTGGGTCCACCCCCTTAAAATCACGGGTTTTAATCTCGATAGAAGAGACCGTGAATAGACCGGAGGACCTGCTGAACGAAATTAGCACTGGGTTCATTGTTGGGTTAGTTACGATCAATCGCCCCAAGCCGGTAGAGAACTGACATGGATTCTGCCCCAGCAATGTAGTCCCGCCTAGGCTATACGCAGCCAAGGAGATTTGACCGAGATACCCTGCTGAGAGATTAGCGAAAGCCGTGTTACCGGAGAGGAAGAAGTAGAGGATTGGCCCTCTCTGTTGGACAAGGATGTTGGTGTTGCCATCCCCATCGGCCCCCTCCCACAGGTACTCGGTAAAGATGTAGTTGGGATCGTCTGCGGCCGTAGTTAGAACGTAGCTGCTCTCTAGATCGATACCGTCTCTTCGAGAGACCACACCTTTAGCGTGGAAAACACAGTTATCCGTAGCAGTCACCGAGTTCTCAGGGAAGTTCAGCCCAGTAGCCTCAGTGACTAACCCACCTGTGAAGTTATTCTCTACAGAGTAGCCAACGTTACGGGCCATTCTTTAATCCTTCTTACGTTCCTCAGTATAAGCTTTAGCTGCCTTGACTGCTTGATCTCGTTTTGTATACCAGCCTCTGTACCGATCTGGAAGAGCTCCCTTAGCTAAACGAAGCCCCCAGAAACCATGATGGGCTGGATTAGAGAATACCGTGAGAGTATTCTTGTCGAGCTGATACTTAATTGTGGAATCCTCGTCGAGTATTTCGTCCATTGAAACTCTTTCGTCCGTAGTTAGGGGTGGTGTCGTAGAAGGAAGGTCTAGAGGGGATGTTGCTCTTCTGGTGTTGGAGAGTAACCCATCCCTTACGCACCTTCTGTTCTGCACGTTCGTTTGCAATCTGCTTGAGGTCTGCGAAGCAGGAAGCCTTTGCCTCGTTATAGAGGAGACTGAATTGACGTTCGTCTAGGTCTGGAACAAAGGAATCCTCCATAAGGAAGACCCGACCGAACTCTCCGTAACAGATCGTCTTATTCTTCATAAGAGTCCCGTCGACCTGACTATCGTAGGAATCGAAGATAATCGTATTATCGTTGAAAGACGTGTAATAGGTCGGGGCTTTGTTATTTAGACCAACTACGTCGATAGACGAGTTATTCGGGCCGTCGATCTGAAATCGGACCGTATCCGCCTGACCTTGGTCTTTGTAGCCGAACACGTAATCGAAGAAGGTATCTTGAGGTAGGTAATCCACCTTCTGGTAAGAAGGCTCGGTGTCTCCGTCCACTCTTTTGTCGTATTTAACCCAATTCAGACCGATACAGTTATCAGGCAACCGCATGATGGTTGGCTTACTAGGGTCTAGACTAGCGTTAAGCTCGAATAGGTCGAAGTGACCGGGAAGATTAGACCTGCTTACGATATCTACGTAGGCGTGTTTTACTGCGGTAGCTACCTGAAGAGATTCAGTCGTATCCGAGATCGAGTTGACCTCATCACTGTCCATCGCAGACAGGATATCCTGAACGATCTTAAGCAGGGTCATTTTCATAGTTATTTACCTTTAGTTCGAACAACCGAAATCTTCTCCACACCCCGGGCTCCGATTAGAGTTAGAAGAACCCACATGGCCACTTCACTTACGTGGGCTGGGGTATGTTCCAGAGGAACCGCTCCAAGACCGGAGAGGACTCCGTTAATGATGGAGATAAGCACGCCGTCCCACAGGACGATAAACGTTGAAGAGACTGCCAATAGAGGGCGCCACGTAGTAGCGAGCCATCCTCCATTGTGAAGCTCTGCGAGCCATGTGTCTTTTGCGTTTGTACTGATGGTAGCTTCAGCTTCTGCGATAGCTCCGGCATGTTGAGCCAATTCCTTCTCTGCCTGTAGACGAATATTGTCTTTCTCGTTCTGACTCACCGGGAGTTGGTTAGTCACCTTTTCGATAACCTTATCCAACACCCCGCCAATCAACCCACCTAGAATGGGGTTCATCCCAAGAGCCTCCTCAGAGCCTTCAGGAGGGCTACCAGCCAGTTCTCAGAGCCAGCTGGTACCTCAGGTGCCTTAACCTCTGGAACGGCCTCTACGACCTCCGTAGGCTTTCTACTACGATAAGCGGCTAGAGCTTTCTCAGCCCACTTATACCGGGACGGATAGTGTTTGACCCCCGCCCTCTCGAAAGCCATCTCAAAAGCCTTTGTCTTAGCTTGAAGCCCCACGGCTGCTTTAGTCTTAGCCACAGCGGCCTTTTCAGAGCCCTTGAGTTCGACAAAGAGATAAGCGTAGTTAGCTTCCCTCGATATAGGGTCGAGTTTGTTTCGTTCGCAATACGCTTCGAAAAGACGCCTCCGAGGCCCAGTCCACTGGAACCAGCCGAAGCCTCCACGAGAGCCCGCCACCGTTGGTTTGATTTCCTGCATGAGTAAAAGGCCGCCCGACTCATGTCCGGCATTGCCCATGACCGCAGCGGCATCCTCAACCGAGAAACCGAAATCCGAAATCAACTTACCCATAGCCCATACGGCGTCTGCTTCAAACTTAGACATAGTGTTTCCTTAGTTGTGATTGTCGAGAAAGGTAGTTGTGTAGGTCGGCGAACCAACCTGAGCCCACGAGCCTGTACTGGCTGAAGCCGCTACGTTTCTAACGACGTTGTGATCGACCCATCCTAGCTGACGACTAGTGGCAAAGATGCCGTAAGAAGTGTTGTTAGCAGCTGCGATTGAGTCTACGATGTTGCCGTGAACAAGGTGGTATAGATTCCCATCACTAGCGGAAGTACCCTTCTCGTCTAGGTAAATACCCACTCGCCAAATATTGGTAAGGCAGTTATGAGAGATAATCGGAGACCGAGCGTTAGCTACGACAATACCACCGCCACCTTGGTTCCCTTGGAAATCTCCGTGGTTGTTGATCATATTGTTTTGGATGATTAGACCGAAGCCTCGCTCACCCGCCACACCCATCTTAGCTGCGATACCTGTACCATTGTAGTACGTCTGACCGTCCCGAGAGAGACTACCAGAGTTGTACCCAGTAATGACATTACCTACGATCTGGTTACGATCACCATTTAGTAGTGTAACGTTATGGGCACACCCGATTGGGACATAACAACCTGAGATAGTGTTGTTCCGGATGATAACATTAGAGCCATTGTGCTCATCGATACCCTCCCAAGATGGTACCTGAGAGACGTGGTTATCCTCAATGATCACGTTGTAGGGGATACGTTCGCCAGTGAAACTAGACGTCGAGATACCGTAAGCGTTGAGAAACGGCGGAGACCCACTATTTCCGGGATAGATATCATCGACGGTATTGTTCCCGATGTACCCAATGAGTGGGGAGAACTGGACGATACCAACTGCACCGATACGATTAACGTAACAATTTGTAATTCGGGAGTTGTTACACAACCTTTGGTAGAGCCCGGTATCCCCGAAATTAACAACCCTGAGATCGTCAAAAACGATATTGTTGAAAGGTGTTCCGGTGGTTCCTTGAGCTTTTACACCGATATGTCCGGAAGTATATCCTCCTGCGTAGGTATTGGTAATTTGACCCCCGTCGATACTAAACCCTCGAAGAGTCGTATTGTCCCCGAGAACAGTAATGAATGTACCGGACGTGGTAGTCTGCTTCAGTGTGGCCGACCTAGGTCCGAACCACTCTGAGTTTGCCGGAATAGTCAATGCAGCGCTGAGGTACGTTTTACCCGCCGTAAGTTTACCAAACTTCTTAGTGTTGTCGAAGAAAGCCTGCATCGCGGTAGTGTCGTCAGCGACCCCATCCCCGACTGCTCCGTAATCTTCGGGAGTTGGGATAGTCCCACCAAGCGCTGGAAGGTAAATAAGAGGGACCTTCGTGGACCCATCCAAACCAACATAGCCGTTAGCTTGGTTCTTCTCGGACTCTTTTTGGTAGATGGGAATCGGGTCTGCCCCGCTAAGAGTGTAGGTAATAGCCTGCTTCAAGGTAAGTGGGGTAATGAGTTTAGCACTGTCAACCCCAAGCTCTGCCTCCGTCTGATTGGCGTAAACGGTTGGGTCGAGCATATTGAGTTTAACTGATTGATCTGGGATTAGCCCTGAAACTAGCTGATCAAACTCGTTCTTACGAACTGGCTCAGTAGGTGTGTTTGGAAACGGCAAATTATAGATTGGGTTATTATTCATATCCAAACTAGTGTTCATCTCATTCGGAGCTGAGCCGTCCCTCGAAAGAGTGTTCTCTAGAGCCGCTTCAATACGATCGCTATTGGTATTAATCGAAGTAACCGCAGAAAGCTCGTTCTGAAGATTAACTATCGGGATAAGAGTAAGTTTTGCCATTTTAGGTCCAAGTCAATTCGAAGGTAAACTGAACGTTAGTGTTAGTGCTAGTACCGCCGTCGGAGTCGATTCGAATCCTAGTCTCAGTTAGAAAATCATTATTGATCACAGGGGAAAGGACGTAAAGAGCGCCTGCCGGGGCACCATTGGGGATATTAATAGTACCCATAGTAAGGCCGGAGTTATTTTTAAAGGTGAGGACGGTAGCGGCACCTGAGGTAGCCGACTGGATAACCGCCACGATCTTGTCTACCTTCACTGGCTTAGCAAAACCGAGATACCGGCTTCCAGCCGTACCGATGTCGATATACGCACCGAACATCTGCTCTTTATTCAGGTTCTTTACTGTACCTGTTTCAACACTGGAAGCGCCGACCTTACTCCAAGTGCCGCTACCACTGCCGTTGGCCACGTAGACCGTATTAGCAGAGGCAGCAGCAACTCCCTTGGGTTCATGAAGGTCCGCCCCCGTTAGGGTAGCGTGGAGAGCCATTTGGTATCCTTACGACTGAAGAGCGGTAATAATAGCGTTAACTTTAATTTTAAGTGCGTTAGCGAGAGCCTGCGTAGTGGCCGGATCAGAGCCATCAGCCGTCGAGACTGCGGTAAGAGCGTCGATAGCCGTATTGGAGACAGAACCGTTAACAGTGCCGGTAAACTCGTCAGCGATAAGTTCAAGGCCCTTGAAGTCCATCTGGTGGCTTTTATCTTTTGCCATAGTGTTCTTTCCTAAAAGTTACCCCGACAGTATCCTGAGAGACTGCCGGGGTTTGAGTGTTACGGAGTAACGAAGTTACGGGTGCAGCGGGGGCTTAGTGCCGCCGTGCGGGACGAAGAGCTTCAGACGAAGCTTACCCTTGCCGGTGGTGTAGTCCGCCGTACCGACCGTAGCCGTCACGTACGAATACTTCTTAGAACCGTTATCGAGAATCTTATTCACGAGATCGCCGTCGCAAGTCACCGTATCACCCACAGCGTCAATGGCAGTGGCCGCGATAGTCGCGTCAATACCATCAGCGTCGTAAGCAGAGCCGTCGGCGTTGTGGAAGCCGAAGGTAAGGGTCGGGGAGCTCGTCGTAGAGAACGCCTCCGAGACTTCGAAAGTAGCTTCGGTGAGAAGCATACCGTTGGGGATACGAACCGAACGACCGAGGTAGTTCACCGTGCCAAAGGCAGCAAGCTCACTCCAAATGACGTCGTACTCGTACTCCACAAAGGGACCGTTCCAACGGTACTGACCGCCCTCACCGGTGTCAGCCTGATCCACACCAAAGCGGATCGGAAGACCGTCGTTATTAACCCAAGTAGCCATATTTGTTTCTCCTTAGTAAGTGATGGCGGAATTGGAGAGGATGGTCACGAGGTTCTCCGGACGGTACAGCTTAAAGCCATAGCGAGCGGTCGTAACGTACTCTTCACGCTGAAGGTCCTTGTTGTATTCCGAGTCGACCTTCGGGGCCTGACGGACAGCACCCATGAACGGGAGAGAATCCGGAGCAGCCGAGAAGAAGACGTTGGCAACACCACCGGTAATCGAGTCACCGACAATCGTCTCCGAGAGGTTAACCGGGAGATAGTTCGAGGTATAGACGTCGAAGCCGTAGATGTTAACAATGAACTTCATACCCGTAGCGATACCCGAGTCAACGATACCCTCCCACTTGGGGTTGTTGGAGACGTTAACGAGGTTGGTAAGGGTATTCAGATTAAACTCGACCGAGGGGTCGACAATCGCAACGAGGTTGGTCTGCGGGACGTCAGCCTTCTTAAGGGCATAGAGAGCCTTCGCAAAGTCCTCCGGGATAATGGTATTACCAGTACCACCAGCAACGAAGCGGTGACGAGCACCGTTGATGAGGTTCGGGTCGTTGGCAACCTGACCGGCCGGGCCGATGTTCAGGACGTCAACTTCCATACGCTCCATGATCGCGCGGTGCTGCTTCGGAACGAACCGGGAGACAAGCTTGCTCGTATAGAACGAGTCCTGCTTCATCTTCTCGGTGATGAAGGTCGCCGAAGACACGTAGTCGGTGATCGAGAACGTGAAGTTACCGGTATCCATCGCGGTGTAGCGGATGGCCTGACCCTCTTCGTAGTCAAGAACCTCGGGATCACCGATAGACGGGATATTGAAAGTCGTTTCAACTCACAATCTTTCGAAAGTGAACGGACTATATCTTCACCAGATCGTACAATTAGACTCTGGTGTTTCGCGTGTAGTCTCTGAGGAGCGGATTTGCTCTACGGCCGTGAAGTCTTCATCTTCGTAACTACGATCCCCATTGGCGAATTTTTCTTTACGCCTCTGGACATACCTAAGAAGAATTTCAGCTTTCTGTTTCTTTACACCACAAAGATACGGGGTGATAAGGGAGAGGAGAGCCTCAATTGTAGGAACTGATGAACACTTCAATTCGATCACGTCTTTATGTTTCAAGTTTTTCGCAGACTGCCTACGATTAACCACATAAGGATTACACCCCCCTCGAACCATGATATCGTGAGCTCGGTTGATGATTCCGTAATCGGTATTGACCATATTAGCAACGGGCTTGATTTTCAAGCTTCCGTTTTTTTCGTGGTTAGTGAAAAGGGCTAGAGAACCTTCTCCATCCCAGATACCTGCCAACCACGCACGTTCTGTTTCTGTAACAGACATAGAATCCTTTCCTGCTGATTACCCACCTTTAAGAAGGTCTGTACCCTTTGGATTATCGCGTATTAGCACCAAAGGTTTTAGGGCGTTCCAGCATATAGCGAAATTGTTTACCTACCTAAGTAGGGGAGACACAAACTTAGAGTCCATCTCCATCAGGGAAGTCCGTCAGCCAGTCGATATAGCGCTGAGCGTAGAGCTCGGCCTCGAACTTCTCCTTAAGACGCTGAGTCCAGAGGTTCGAACGAATCAGATGATCCGTATTGGTGGTCATAAAACCAGACATAGATTATTTCCTTTAGTGGTTAGTTGAAGAAACTAGGACCGAGTCGCATAGCGTCCCTGTCCATCTGAGTTTGAACTGCGTCGCTCTCGTAGTACTTGGGGTCCTTGGCCTTTACCTTCTGGTAGTAAGACCAATTACGCTCTTCGTTCTGTGGAGCGATATTAGGATTTAGCTTAGTAGCCGGAGGGCTGTTAAAGACCTCTCGCTTAGGGGTAGCTGCGTCGAGGATAGTGAGGAGAAGCTGAGGTTTGTCCTGAGCAGTCCTCTGAAGGTCCTCTGCACTGAGACCCACGCTCTGGCCGATCTTAAGAAGGGCCTGCTCGTAGTTCTCACCGAACTTCTCTACAGCAGCCTTACGGACTCGCTCGGCATTCTCAGAAGCCTTGCGGGTGTACTCGTGCTTGGAGAGTCGGTCACTAATAAGCTGTTCAATTCTCTCAGCGGTCAGATCATTCATAGTTTCCTCCTTAACCACGTTGTGGTTTTCGTGGTTCGGGACAGATTCGTGCTGCCTCTGGGTCGCCGTGGTGAGCAACTCTTCGAGACGTTTCTGGGTCTGCAATTCCTGCTGAGTTTGTTCAAGCTTCTTCTTAAGATCATCGATCATAGAGTCAGCGTGAACCTTACTAAGGGCGAGGGCCTGAGGGTCGCGAAACTTCTTGCCTTCACCAACCAACTCGGCCAGATAGTCCTTGTTGGGATCAATTTCCGGGGCTGTCCCGTTAAACAAATTTGACAACGTTGTACCTTATTTTTCAAAAGTGAGTAGTTCGAAAACCTTCTTAGCGAAGGCTCTTTCCCCGTTTCGGTGAGCCTGTTTATATGCCCACGAGGGGGAATCGTAATCCGTCGAGGAAGCCTCTTGGTTTTCGAGGCTAGCGAGTTCTTCGGACAGCAACTCTTTTAGTCTGTCAAGGGCTACCCTAGAGCCTAGGATAGTTTTCCGTAACGTCTCCTTATCGGATTCGTTAGGAAGATGTTTGGTCCACTTAGAGTTGAACCGGTGCCTCATCAGGGGCTCCCATCATATTCTCAGCTCGGTCAAGATCGAAGTCCTCTCCGATACCCGTAGCCGTCTGAGCTTCCATCATCACCGACTCTTCCTGCGACTGAGCAAGTCGAACGGCGTCTGCCTGCTCAGCAAGGCGGACATACGGCTGCACTAGCTCGTACTCCGTGATGTTGAGGAGGTCTTCCATCATCTGAGCCATTTTAATGGACGAGAAGTGCTGCATAACAGCCGGGTCCTGTCCGATAGCGCTCTGAGAGAAGTTACTGAGGTTCTGAACCATCTGAGCCTGCTCTGCGAAGTGTCTAGCTCCAATAGGTCGAATACGACCGGTACCGGAGATGTCGTCTGCGGAGAGACTGATGAAGGTATTAAACTTAAGCTCGTCGTCGAAGACTCGAATCTGTTGAGACGTCATGTTGCGCTTAGCGAGCTCAAGAAGATCATTGAGGTGAGGCTCAAGGAACTGCTCTTCGAATTGAGCGATACGATGTTGGAAAATACGTGAGGCAGCATTCTCTAGGCGCTGGACTTCGTAAGCAGTCTTTTCGCCGGGAGAACGGAAACCCAAAGCTTCCTTAGGTGCACCCGCCATCTCTTCCATTAGAGCGGTAATCTGAGCAATCTCAAGATTAGCCGTGTTAGTCGTATTACCAGTAGGCCAGAGTGGCACTACGTCAGAGTCAGTGTCCGTATGGATTTTAACCATAGGGCCCCAATTGAACTCCTCGACGTCACCCACTACCTTAATCGGAGGGAAGGTGAATAGATCAAAGAGGTCTGCCTTGAGGTTCTCAATGTGGTCCAACCGGTACTGCATACCGATTAGATTGTCGAGAGGTCCCATGGCCCAGAGATTATCCTGACGAGGACGCCATCCAGCGTGACGAAGAGGGGCCGTACCGAAGTAAGACGGATTGGGCTCCATGCTGATGATCTTGTGTCGATCAACAACCTTGATCACGTAATTCTGGTAGAACTTGTCGTTCTCGATGTCGTAGATATCACCATAGAAGGTAAGGACCTCAGCGTAGTCTCCCTTAAGGTAAGACGTGAAGCTGTCAAAACCATCCATAGAGAAGTAAGCGTCTTTAACAGACAGCTCGGAACCGTAGGTAGATACCGCGTGACGATAGTCCTTAAGGTAGTTCCAGAGGGCTTCCATGGACTCTCGATTGGCGTCGTTAGAAACCTTCTCGATCTCCTTCTTAACCTCGCCCAGAGTAACGATAGACCGTACGATCTTGGGGGTGGTTCGGAAGCTATCCGCGATTGGGTTGAAGGTCAGGTCTAGGGGGTTAATTCGTCGAGTCATCGGACCGACGTAACCGACCTTAGTCTTGTCTTCGAGCTCCTGAGTTTCGTCAATCCACTCTGGAATTGCGATAGAGTTGCCGTAGTCGATATAGTCCAGAATGCACTTGAGAATCTCTTCCTTGAACCGAGGCTGTTCGATTACGTTAGCCATGTAGTTCACGATAGCCTCCCGCTTCTCGCGGGAGTTATCGAAGGGAGTATCCCCAACCCACCTGAGCCACTTCCTACGGGGGAAGAGAGTTGAGATGTAGTTGGCGACTAGATTATCTCGAATCTGGCAGAGCTTGGGGATGGTCGTGCTGTTCTTCCAAGGAAGAGCCCGATTGCTAGTCTGAGACGTATCGGTCTGGTAGATGTACTCCCTGACCTCTCGCCAAGCTGCAATCTTTGTCTGCCGACGCATATTCCAGTCGTGCCATTGCATTGAAATCTTGCAGCCTAGGTTATCCTTCTGAAGGAAGGAGTCTAGGTCTAGGACATTACCTGCCATTTAGTTTCTCTCGAAATGAGTACGCCTGATGGCTTCCTCTGCGTCTACTTTGCGGGTAGCACTAGCGGATGTCGAAGTTGAGTCCATCCCACCCACCATAGCGCCTAGGTCATCCCCATACTGATCAGGGGGGGTCGAGCTAGTACGAGATTGTTTAGCTCCGGACCACTGAGCCGAAGGTGTTTCGGTAGGTTGAAATTGTCGTCCTCTACGATCTTCAAGATTCTCTGACTGTCGGTAGTTCCGAGTAAAGTCTCGGTACTTCGATTGGTTCCTAGTCGGATCAGCGATAGAGAGGTCCATCTTCTTACGGGCCATTAAGTAATTCCTCCGAAACGGGTATGAGTCATAGTTTTAAATAGGTTGGTATTAGACTCCCCGAAGCTGTGGGCCGTAGGGGCTACTGCAATGTTGACGGCACTGGTAAGTGCGTCCTTGATGTCGTCGTGGGCCGGGTTAGCTAGTTCGAGCTCCTCTTCGAGAAGCTGGCAGTTACCTCCTCGGTAATGCCACATCTGAAGGTTCTGATACTTCGGCTGAAGAGTAGCATAAATACGCTCTGCCTTCGATCCGTCGTGCCTAGACGGTTTGTGTTCTTCAACTGCTAGGGCTAGTCCGTTAGGTCGAATGTAGTCACTCTTGAGAGCGTTTACGATGGCCTGCTGGGCTGCCGTGACTTCGGCTGACATCTTCCTAAAGTCCCACTTTGTGTGGGCCGCTAGGATACGTTTAAAGTAATCTCCGATACGATCAGTCTGGAAGCGATCAATGTCTAGGACATAGATGTTTCGGTACTGATCCATCCCGACTACAACAAGACACGAATAGTCTGCGCGACGACCAAGAGAATAGGCAAAATCGATAGCGGCAAAGACGTTGATACGTCGGTCTTTAATATACCATTTACCGGAACGACGAGTAAGTTGCTTTGGTTCGTAGTACTGGAAGAACTCTCGGTCAATTCCTGAACCTTCTGTTGAGTTAGGATCGTTATAGTACTGAGCGCGGAACTGGATGATCTGACCAAGCTTCTCGTAGGCTGCTCGCTTCTTGGCGAGAATCTTCGAGTCGAAGCCGAAGGTCTTCCCCCCGTCGCCCTGTTGTCTAGGCCAGAGGAACTGACCTAGGCCGTCACCCCGATCCTCAACCTGACGTTCGAACTTCTCATAAAGAACTTCAGACTCGGTTGGCTCGCCGTCATCGTCAAACTGCTCGACCTCAATCTCAAGAAGATTACCGTAGAGGTCGTTCGGATGGTAGCGGGTACCTACGATAAGCTCTCGGGCATCAGTGCCTTCGATAGAGCTCAGAAGAGAGTACTGCTCTCGAACCTTAGTACGACCGTCCTCCGTGTACGCATTCTCCTTTACAACAACGTCGTCTAGGATTGCGTAGTCACAGTGCATACCGGTGATGGTAGTAGTAAGACCTGCGGTAAAGACCGTAGGGTCTCGGACGTTCCACTCCTTACGGTGCGGATGGTCTACGGAAATTTCTGATTCCGTCCACTTCTCTCGCTTACCTTCGTCGAGGTGGACCATCTGAGGCCAGTACCGTCGATAGATGTCGGAGGAGAGGATATCCTTAATAAACTTGAGTTGCTTCTCCGCGAGACGTGCGGTAGCAGAGATATAGAGAATCCGGATAGCCGGATTCCTAGTAATCTCCCAAGCGGCACGATAAGCCGCAATAGCGGACTTACCGTGGTCGCGAGGAAGGAGGACTAATTGGTGGGTTTTAGCATCTTCTCGGGTCAGCCACTGAGTTAGTTCACAGTGTACCGAGCCTAGGACTCGCCTAGGATGAACCAGACGAATAAACGATTCAAGGTGATTCTCCGCCTGAATCCGAATCTGATCGATTTTGGCGAGCCGGTTAGTAGTCACTAGCCTTTCAACTCCTCAATAACAAAAGTAACCTTAGAGGCCCTCCGTCTTCGCCTCAATTGACGTTGTGGTCATGTCGTGCTTCCAACAGTACGCGGGCAGATGCCTCTAATACGCCGGCAAGCCGCTCTGGGATGCGCTACTCATGAGGCCTCGCGGCTGAACGCGCCGGACTTACCCGACAAATGTGAACCGAAACATCGATGCTCCGCCGATGCGGTTCTCGATGCGAATGTTGCCGGCAATAATGCCGATGGTCACATTCCCATCTGCACCTGTCGTGCCCGTAACGTCACTGTTCGCGTCAGCATCGCTTGACGATAGCCCGATGTAGCCGAACATTTCGACATAGACGTTGTTTTCGACCAGGTTCCACTTACGGCCGCCCGGTGAGGTGAACCCGCCGGGAAGAGGGGCATCGGGAGTTTCGACATAGTCGGCAGCGCCGATGCCCGGAGTGGTATAGCCGCTGGTACGAACGCGGGTCTGAACAGCCGGAAGGTTCCGGGCCAAAAGCTCAGCACGGGTCGGAAAGACGTTAGCCTGTACAGCCTGTGCAGTTCTAAAAGGAGACATAACCTTTTTATTATCTGATCCTACTTCAGCCTCTACTTTAGTGGCAATGATCCCACTAGAAGCCGCCGCAAGCAGGTCGTCTAGATCACCTTTTCTTGCAGGTTCAGTATCCCCCACTGGTTCTGGAAGATTAATGACTCGATTGTTGTTCATATCGAGGTTGGAATTCATCTCGTTAGGGCCAGTGCCGTCACGAGAGAGGGTATTCTCTACCGCCTGCTCGATAAGAGTGTTGTTGTTATTGATGGTGGCCGCAGAAGTTGGGGCATACCCGACATCATTGAGGACAACTTTAGTCATTGACTTTCCTTAAGAGAAGAGGGGTCGAACCCAAGAAACTGCGTGAGTAATAATGGAAGCTGCTACGGCGACTAGGCCGAGTCTAGCGGTATCTGACTTGACTACTGCTTCTTTAGCGATGAGGGCATTCTTGATTACGGACAGGTCTTCCTTAACGATCTTCATATCCTTAGTCAAGATTTCAATGTTTGCCTCCGCCTTTCCGAAGTCACGTTCCAAACTATTCATAGACATAGTTAACCTAGCGCGTACACGGTATCGAGAATGTTGAGAGAGCCGTCTTCAGCGTAGGTTTCGTCTATGGCTGAGACTTGAGTCACCCAATAGGCTCCGCAAGGATGATACACCCCTACCCAAGCACTACCGTCGGACTCAACGACATTAAAGGACCCGTCAGGGGCGTAGAGACCTGTACGAGTAAGTCCATCGACTACCGTACACTCTTTGATCCATCCGGTCATTGTTTAAACTCCAAACGGTTGAAATCGTCAGTAACCTGCTTGAGGAGGTCAATCTCCTTGGATGCAGCTTCTTGGATGTCTTCCTTACTGGGTCGTCCACGTTTGGAAGCAGCCTTTGGGAGCCAACCACCTTGGATAAGGAACTTGTTAGCTGCGAAAGAATCTTTGCTAGCGTTCTTTGCTTCTCTAATGATTGAAGCTAGAGCCTTAGACCTGATCTTTACTTCGAGCTCCTGCCTCCACCGCTCTATGTATGGTTTGAACCAATTACATTCGAGAAGCATGAGCCAGTGGTCCCATGACTCTAGATACGCCAAAGCGAACGAGTACTCGGTGGGATCGTTCATTTCAAGATAAAGACGAGACAAAGAAGGATAGCCTAGGTGGTCTTCATCCTTAAGGGTGTACTTAACACCAGTCTTGTCAGCTCCGGTCTGCTCATAAAAAAGACCCTTGAGGAGCCTTTTACGATTAGACGAGCGAAACTCAGAATCAACGAAAGCTTCGTCAGCCATATCTTAAACTCCTAAGGGTTAGACAAAGAAAGAAAAAGGCCACATACCTAAGGTTTATACTTTAGGCGGGCCGATGCTTTAGGGTTGAACTTCACCCTACATATATATTATACCAAGGAAACTAAGGCTTGTCAATCTAATAATACATATATCTTAATAATATCTCTCCTAAGGCTTATACCTTAGGGTCTTTAGGTATTAAAGAGATTAATAGATAAAAGGATTATTAGCCTTAAGGGCCTTAAGGATACCTACGGAGTACCTTAAGTATTATATAGGGAGGCATTTCCATATTTCAATACCCTCTTTGTACTTTTCTGGAATTTCTGTGAGAAAATGTTGAGGCACCTTCTACCCCGCAGGGACACCCCCCCGACCCCCCTCCCGGCCCCCTCAAGGATTATTCTCCTAGGACAACTCTCCTAGCACTCCCAATGTGTTCAAATCGTGTTTGTCAAGAGGGTTTAGGTAATCTGGCGGCATCTTACGGTAATCTGGTTGACACATTACCCCTAGGGTACATTGGTTAGCTCTAAACAGTTGATATCTAAACCATTCCCTCTTGGCATGCCTCTTGCATCTCCATCCTTCTTGGCATGGCTCTTGCATTGCCTCTTGGCTAGTGTGGTATACCATTACCGATAGCCCTAGGAAGCTCTGGGAAGCCCGTACACGGCGTTTCATGCCATTGGGCTACTCATGTAGCCGGGACATCGAAGATGCCAAAAGGATGGACATAATGAGAACGTTCTAGCTCTGTTCTGTTTGTGCCTTACTCTTGCCTTATTACTATGCCTCGCGCGCCTAACGCGTGCCCGTGTTCCCTCTTGCCTCACGGATGGTCATTGCATTTGTGCAAATGAATCTTGCAAAGAAACATAGTGACTCGGACCT